TTATTAGTTTGCAGCGTTAACGATTCCGTAAGTTACAATGTCAGAAACAATTCCGTATTGAACACCAGCAGTAAATCTCATTACTACTCTTACATTTTCAGAACCATCAATGTCAGCCATATCAATTACTTTTACTTCATTATTGTCAGAAAGTAATCCTGTACCAAAATACAAGTTAGATTTCTCAGCAGCAATTGCAGTATTAGCAGCTAAACCATCGGCAACAAAGATTTTTACACCATCAAAAGAAAGTGAACCATTATTGTACCATTGTGTACCCATATCATTAGTACCAGCAGAACCTAATCCTGATGCTCCAAATCCACCTAATGCTCTTACGTATGCTCTAGCTACGTTTTGAGAAACATAAAGATATAAATCTTCTTTTCCATACAATGCAGCAGGAATTGCATCCACAATTTTACCTAATTCAACGATAACATTTGAAGCAGTAACAGTTGTTCCAGCAACTTCTTGAGCAGCAGGTAAGCCAGCGTCTAAAGATAACAATGTAGCGAATCCGTCAAATTCACCTGCATTAGCAGTAACACCTTTCCAAATGTTTTGTTCAGTTTTTTGTGCAACTTTAGCAACTACGTGAGCCAGTAAGAAATCAGCAAATGATTTTGGTAAAGAATCAAAAGCAGAATACCCCATTGATACCGCTTCCCAATCTGAACGGAAATCTTTTTTACAAAGTTGTAAATTTACTTGAAATTCCTCTGGTTGTAGAATTTTTTCTGTTAATGTAATTGTAGAAGTAGCATTGAAATCACAAGTTGCATCAGCTACAATAGCGTCTGAACTTAGTTTCTTAATTACTTCTTTGAATTTTACATTTGGTTTTACTTCAATACCGCCGTTTGCGATAGTTGAACCTGATAGTAATGCAGCAGAAACATATTTTCCTGCAAATTCACCAGCATAAGTAGTCGTAATACTTGTAGTAGTAGCCATATTATATTATTTAAAAAGTTGTGCCATAACTCTATCTTGAGTTGTCATTTGGCGATTAGTTGATATTTTGTTTAATTTAACTTCTGACTTAGTTTCAGGTGAATGTGTTAATGGTTCAACTACAACATCTGCACTTAATTCCTCTTTAACAACTTCTTTTGCTAGTTTTAACTCAGCAATTTCTGTTCTTAGTTTTTCAATTTCAGCAAAGAAAATTTCTTTTGAAACTGATTCAACAATTTTTTTAGGTGCATTAGGAACTTCAGCATTTGCTTCAACCTCTACTTCAACCTCAGCTTCAGGTGCTTCTGCTTCTGCTTCAGGAGCGGGTTCAATTGCTGCAATGATTCCTTCAACTTCTACCTTTAAGATATTACCATCTTCTAATTCGTATTCACCAATAGGCATTGGAACTCTTTCCTCGCCATTTACAATAAATACTGCATTATCTAATTGAAAAGAATCTGCTTCAATAACAGTCATACCATCCATTAGTTTCATTTGAGCGAGTTTTACCTCCATTCCCAAAAGTGTTTTAATTTCATTTATTACGCTCATAAGTGTATTTTTTTTATATTAATTAATGTTATTTATTTTTGTTATAAATTAGCCATTATTCCTAACAGTTGTACGTACTCCATCTATTACGGTAATAGTTGAATTTTGTTGCTGAATTAGTGAACCAATACCTTGTTCGGATAATTCTCCGTTGCAACATTTTTGACTGTATTTACCATCTTTACATATACATCCTCTTTTTCCACCTTTTGGTGAGCTTGTTTTATTTGCCATTTTTTAAAATTATTGATTTTATTTTTTCTATTAATTCATTTTCTTTTTCAGCTTGCAAACTCATTTCTAACTTATCGCTAAAATATCCTTCTACACTTATTCCTAAATAAGTTCCGTTTTTTATTTCTTCCCAAACTTTATCATTGTCAATACTCATAATTACTGCCCAAGCTCCTTCAACTGCATTTAGATTATAAATAGCAGTTTTATCTAATAATGGATTTTCTACAATCCAAGACTCCACAACTGATACTCCTTTTACATTTGTTGTATGTTCTAATGTAGCATTATTATTGTTTAGTCTTTTTAAATATAATTGACCCGCTTTTTTTACAGTTTCTTTTGAAAATTTAATATTATATTCGTGTTCTCCATTTCTTCTATAAATTAATTTATCTGGAACTAAAGCTAATCCTATAATTATTCTTTTTTCTTCATCAACTGATTTAAACTCAATTCTATGATTATTTAATGCAACCCAATTTTCTTCTATTGCTGGAAATTTAACCAAACTAAGTGCATCAATACCTTCTTTCTCTATGTTTTCATCAATATACAATTCTATTGTTTCTAATTCAGCCATCTTAAATTTGTTTTATTAATTTTTTTATTATTTAACATACCGCTTAATATTGTGTAATTTATTTTTTTAAATTCAGACGCTTCTCGCATTGATTTAAAAATCATTTTAGTTTCTATATCTATTATTTTTTTATTATTTTTCCCTAAACAAGACTTTCTCATATTTAATTTATAATTTTCATCTTGAGTGAAAGAGTAATCTTTTATATTTTTATTATAATTTGTTAACCTTACTTTTCTTTTTAATCTTTCTTCTAAATTCATATTTAGATAGCCCTGTCCTCCATCTGTCATATTTACTAATTTACCTTTTTTAAAATCTTTTCTTCCATAATAAGAAATTAAGTTTTTCTCTATTTCTTTTGCAAATTCATAATCAATATTATTAGTTAAAATTTGAACTTCATAACCATATTTATTAACAGTATTACTCCAATGTTTATTTCTACCATATTTAGAATATGCTCTTTTTTTAGATATTCCTATTCCAATATAAAAAACTTCTCCACTAGGTTTTAAATGTTGATATACTAAAGCCATAAATGTTTTTATTATCAAAATAAATTAAATTGTTTTTTGTTTATAAAGTTGCAGTTTTTACAATCGCTCTATCTAATCCTTGCTGAGTGCTTACATCATTACTTACTACATAAGCCTTTATAGGTGTTGCGTCTTTTTGTCCTATTGATTGTGCTAATTGACTTGTGTTACTTGTGCCAACTACATTAAATTGTGGTGCAGTTCTTTCTCTTTCTACTGGTGTTGTTTGTGTGCTTGATACAGATGGCAAACTACTAATTGTGGCAGAAGTTTTTGCTGATTTTAATGCTCCTCTAATTGCTGAATAAATACCCGCAGCTTGTGCAGCATAACCAATTAATAATGGTATGTTTTGAGGAAATCCTACTTTAGCAGTTTGAGCGCTACCTTCTACAACCGCTATTGTAGACCTAGCTGCTGATTGAGTTGCAAATGATATTGTTTTACTAACTTCCAAAACTAATTCTTTTGCCATTAATAACTGTTTTGCAATTAAAGCAGCTTTTCCTATCTTAGATTCAGCTCCAAATATTGTTTGTATATCATTTAACGATTTTAACTTTACTCTTATTTTTTCTTCTTCTAATGCTTTTAATTTATCTGATAATATTTTTTCATCTGCAAGTTTTTTGTCAGCATCTGCTTTAGCAATTATATCTAATCTAGCTTTATGTTCAGTATCTAACTTTTCAATTAGAGTTTGTTTTTCTAATTCATTAATAGTTATTTTTTCAATTTCAGCTAATTGTCTATCATAATCTAATTGCTCTTTTTTAATTGCAGTATCAGCTTCCCTGTTTAATCTTTCATCATCATATTTTTTATTTAGTTCAGCTATTGATTTATTATGTTCTTCAATAGATTTATTTTCTTGTAATTCAATTTCTTTTAAATATTTATCTTTATCAGCTTTAGATATTATTCTGTCTTGATTTACATTTTTCCTTTTTTCTTCAAAAGATAGTTTTTCGTTTTTAACTATTTCATCAATTAATGTTTTTTCTAAATCATATTTTTCTTTAGCTCTTACTCTTGCTTTTTCATTATCATCTTTTGCTTTAGCATTTCTTTCATCTTGAATAGATTTTAATCTAGCTTGTTCTTCTTTGTCGGCTCTTAATTCTGTTTTTCTAATCGCTCTTCTATCAGTTGCACTTTTTTCTTGCAAAGCATATAATTCAGCCTCAGCCGCAGCTTGTTTATCTAAATTATCCTTATTTGTGTCAGATAGTTTATTAGCTAATTTTATAGCGTTTAATTTTTTTTGTGCATTTTTAAGTTCAGCTTGAGTTTGTTTTTCTTCTGCTATTTTAACTTCGTTTATTGCTTTTTTCTTTTCCGCATAAGAAGCGTTCTCGTCTGTAATTATTTCTTTTGACTTTGCTAAATCTCTATTTAATTTTGCTCTTGAAACGCTTAAACTTCTCAATGCATCATCTACTTCTTGTAGATATTTTTTTGCATTTGCAGCTTGCCTAA